GTAAATCCCGCTTTTTTTGCTTTCGCAAGCTGTTCTTCTGCATTTGACTTGACGGAATATGCTCCAATTTGAACACGATAATAATGAGTTGAACTATTGGTTTCCACTTTTGCTGTCTTATAAGCAATGCCAAAATATTTCAACACGCCCTTAGCAAGTGCTATCCCTATCGCTTCTAAATTACTGACTATCCATGCAGCATCTTCTGCATTGTCGTGGAAAGCTATCTCCACCAACGCTGCCGGTGCATTCGTATTCCGAAGCTCATAAAAACTCGGATTGAACTTTACACCTCGATCCGATGTTGGTGTGAGCGGTTCAATTTCTGAATAAATTTCCTTAGCAGCCTTTTCACCTTCTCCGCCTGCAGCATAAGCAAAGACCTCACCGCCCCTTCCTCCTCCAGCATTACTATGAATGGCAAAATGCAGATCTGGTTTAACTCTATTGCTGTCATTCACCACCTGTCCCAAGCTCCACTCTGGCCTGTTCCTATAAACATCCACACCATGATTCTGAAGCACTTTTTGTGTGACGTCAGCTATTTCATTCATTCTTGTTTCCTCAACTCCATAGCTTCCATAGCCCTGGTTATGTTCCTGAGTAGATGGACTTAAATATATTGATTTCCCCATTATGCTTTTTCCTCCTTATTAAGCTGTTCTAACACTGTCTTGAGTTTCGCCGGAATCGGCAGCCCGATTTTGGCTGTATTTTCTAAAATGCTAATCCCTTCATTAGACAAATAGAAGAAGATTACCGCAGTGCGAATGGCACTACCTGTCCTTATAACCTCTGCGTCAATAATGTGTGCTACCGCCACCAAAGAGAAAATCAGCACCTTCTTAAAAATTCCTCTGAAGCCGACCTCACTGGATAGCTTCTTTTCTAAGACCGCCACCATGATTCCGGTCAAGTAATCGATAACTATGAACGCTATCAATGCATAGAGAAACCCGTCAAGGCCTCCTAAGAAATAACCAAGATATCCGCCAAGAGCTGCAATGGCAATTTGAATCGTGTTAATAATGTCTTTCATTCATTAATCCCTCCTTGATAAAAAAGTAAAAGAGCCCGCAGGCTCTTTTCAAAATATAACTTATTCAATTTATGGCTCTGTAATTCTGAACCAGTCACACCTCCCTTTGTAGGTCACACCATTAGAATTGTTTCTGAAATAGCCAATACCGACGTGAGTTATTGCAGATAAAAAGTTTGCTATGGTTTCTGTGAATATCTGCCACCAGAAATCCCCGTCAATGGACATGTCCAAATAGTATGAGGTACCGACTTTTCTGACTCTCACATATATGAAATTCGAATCCCAGCCTCCATTTAAATAAGCATCACTTGAGTATGCTGTATTCGAAGTAAATTTGATTGCCTGCATACCGGAATAATTATCTCTGCTGCATTTCCCAAAAATAATTCTCCTTCCATTTGCGCTGTTATACAGGCAAATTCCAAAATTGAAGTAATTGAGTTTCGGACCGCTTATTATGATCTTTGCTGTTGAGGTGAAATCTCCCGCAGGTGCGGTTTGCACGAGCAGCCTAGTGTGATCCCCACCAGATAGAAGATCAATTGCGCCATACCTGCCGTTTTCTACCCATGTTGACGTTCCTTGATTTATCCAGGACCACTTGCTATCCATAGCTGTATCATCAAACTCATCATCCTTAGTATGTGGATTTGATGGTGGTGCATCAATTGGATTTGCATAGCTTGTTCCACCACTTCCGCTGGCCGAGATTGTTATTGTCTTTTGTTCATCATTTTGTGATATTGATACATTGGTTCCTGCCGTTAGTGTAACATCGCCTGTCAGAGCATTCGCGCCGGTTCTTTTTACGCTCGATACTCTTTGAATACTGCTGTGCAAATCCGCTGCGTGTCTTTCTGAATTATAATATTGCGGATGATCATCAGAATTTAAGCCAAGCAACATTGAATGAGTATGATTGTGGCTCACCCCTGCAGGGCTTTCTGTCGCCGGAGTTGATAAGGAGCTGTTTTGGGTAAACATCGACATCCGCTCGACAATCTGATTCATACGGATCTCATGCTCAAGCATGATGTTGTTCAACTCCAAGACGTAACTTAAAGCTCCCGCTTCATCCTCCTCACAAGTGATTCCTTTGACTCTTACTTTGCCATCAAAGCCTTCTGTGTCACTTCCTTCCGGCGCGATAAACCAACCAATCCAGTCGCCCATCATGAAGGTTTCAAATGGCTTAAGCTTATTTCCTTCTGAATTAACAAACTTAATTACAGTGCCCTGAATACCCCAACTTACCTGAGCCGCATTCCGAAGAAACAATTGTCCATAGTCTTGCAGTTTAGCCCAGTCACTTGGGATATTTCTTGCCTGCAAATAACCTTCTCTTCTACCCCAATCCGTCTGACTTGTGGGATGCGCGGTTTCAATCAAGCTGCCGCTTTCACCTTCGACCAGTAGTGCATTTGTCATATTTGAGCTGTCACTTTGGTTCTGAAGCTTCACAATTGCCTGTCCCGGCCTGTATTTTACAATGTCATATTTGTCAGCACCCTTCGCCTTATATAATTTAAGGTGCAAGGTCGGAGTCATCTCAAGATCGAATAATCCCATTCCTTCACTCAGCTTTGTCGCTACCTGCGATAGCGGTGTGCCTGAATGAAATGAGAGTGTTGTGGAATCCTCAAAGGGATTGCCCAGTGTATCTGAATCAGCGCTCCAATCAAAAACAACTCCTGTCAAGCAGCCTCTTTGCTGAGCTTCTAACAAAAGCTGTCTTAAAATCGCACCACCATGTATATCAGCAAATGTTCTTTCAAGGGTCTCTGGATGCGGCATACCTTCTGGATAAACCACAGCTCGATCAAGGAGTGACAAAACACCTCTCCCACTTACCTCAATCATCTGTTGTTCACTGTCATCCACATAGGAAGGCCTTCTTGCTTCAATTATCCACTTGAATAGGTCAATGCCGTCCAGCCTACAAAGGATAAAGTTCTGGTCTGTCACATAGTCCCTGCTGCCGCCCTTCTCATCATATCTACTGATTGAAAATTTACCGCTACCAGGGTTATTCAGAAGAACCTGGAACGATTTATTCTTCGCCCCATCAAGCTGACATAGAATGCTGTTAGGATTATTCTTGTCGCATACAAAAAGCTCAATGCCTATATCATCAGCTGGCTCCGCATCATAGACTTCCATTCCGATCACATTGCTAAATCTTACCCCTGGTTGTTCTGGTACTGTCAGTGCCACCTTAACAGCACTACTTTCAGCTTCTTGTGGAATTTGAAATACGATTTTCTCCCAGCTCCATGAGATAACGTTGCAAAGCTGGGTTCCTAAGTAAACATAACCTCCATAACCCCTTGCTGCTCGGTCTGCATTCAGCGGATCTGCATCTGCCTTCGCTCCAAAACCATTACCATAGATTGTGACGATTGTACCTTCAGAAGCTCTTGTTGTTGATAACCTTTCGATGAATGGAAATGGCGGATCGCTGGTGATGTTCTCATATTCATAAAGAGCTCTTTGATCAGTCCATATATCCGCTTTTGAAATGTTCTCATAGAAGGCCTGCGTTCTCTTCTTTGACCAGAGATTTAACTTTGCTACATTCTCATAAACAGCAAGAATTCTTTTATTTGTCCAGACATCGAGCTTGGCTATGTTCTCGTAAAATGAGAATGCCCTTTTTAGCACCTGACTTACAGTGAGTGTTTGTGCCTGTGATACCGTCGTTCCACTCGCATTGGTTGCTGTTACCCTCCAGTACCAAGTCCCATTACTTAGAATTGTCGCCATGCGGCAGGTGCTATTATGTGTAACATTAGAAAAAGTGCTTGTTTTCTTGCTGGGGCTGTCAAAAGTACTGACTGCATCAATCTCGAATTTAACTGATGAGGCAACCAGCTGATTTGTATTGTCGCTATATGTTGCATCAAAAGCGATGATTGTCACTGTCACACTTGCCTGGTTTGCAGGGTTAAGAAGATTTATGCTTGGAAGGCCCATCTAATCACCCCCATTATGTCCAGCTGCCAACCGTAACAATTGCCCTCGCTGCCTTCGGTCCGAGTGTCAAAAGCGGCGGTCCAAGCAGGTTTCGGACAAATATTGTACTTGATAATGAACCAGGCCCTATTGACGAAATATCAAGAACACTTTGCCACGGCCCATCCTGACTGAATGAAATCGTAAAATCTCCATGATTAAGCTGGATGTTTACGTTGTTTGCAATCTTTGAGTTGCTTGTATTTTTGATTTTAAAGCTTTGTATTTCCGTAGTTCCTTCCGGCTGGTCTCCAAAATCTATAAGTGAAGTCAGCTCGACTCCTGATGCATCTGTTAGAGCGACATCATCCGGCTGTTCCCCTGCAGCTTTCCTTCCATAAAGATGAATCCCACACAAATATAAATCATCAAATTGCGGAGAAGTTTCGCGAAATCCTATTCTGATTGCTTTTACTGGACCGGAAAAAGAAAGGGTAAATATTTTATTTCTCCAATGGTCCATGTCTGTGTTTGCTGCCGGAATTGTATAAACGCCAGTTTCCCAGGTTCCATCAACTCCATTTGTTGTATCAGCCGAACCCTGAATTGTTTGGCTTACAAAAGTGCTGGCAGTCGTAGAACCCCAATGGAATGCTACTTTATTGACTTCCCTAAGTTCAGGAAAGAAAAACCAAAATGCTGCTCCCAGCCTGTAATCAGCAACCTTCCAGGACTGAGATCTGTTCTCTTTGTTCAAGTTGCCTTTAGCTGTGCTGTCAAGCCATAATGCCAAGCCGTTACCGATTATCTGATCAATAGTATTGATGTCCGACATACTTCGGAAACCTACCTCTGTTCCATCAATATCATATGGCATTCTGTGTTCCGCCACTTCTGCGTACATTGCTTCCACCTCCTAAAAATATGCCGGGTAATATTCCAGCTTGATGCTGCCACCCGACACTCCGTTTGTTAATCTCAATTGGTTATACCCTGCTTCAAGCACGAGCCAGTATGCGTCTCCTCCATGTCTTATAGCAGATAGCATGTTGGTGGTACCCTTTGTGCATTTAAAGTCTCCGGTGTTTATAACTACGCTTTCTCCTGATCCAATGCTCCCCTGGTACTGAATCCACACATCGCTGTCTAGGCATTCAAGCTTTGGTGATTCCATCGGACCAGTTAAAGTGATGATTGCGTCTGTAACCGGAGCATTCCCCGTATTATTGTGGCTCCACTCCTGGGTTATCGAAGTTATGATCTGTGTTTCCAGAGCGGTCTGGGAAGCATAGAAAAACGGATCTGAAAGTGTAAATTCTACTGCGAACTTGGCGTGTCCAGCCTGAGTCTTTCCAAAACTGACAGGTCGGTATACTTCGGCTAATGCCTCTCTTACAGTTCCGTCCGGAAGAATTCTTTTCAGTACGTGTTGGCCGCGTTTACCGAAGACACCGCTTAGATAGTCGATGTTGCCATACAATGCTTCATTCTCGCTCTTCCCGCTCGGCAGTTTTCCAGTTAAAGAGTCAAGCCCTCTCACCCACATGGGCAGCATCACGATTCTTTCATCATATCTCTTTTTTATCCACCGCTTCCCATTTTGGAATGGGACCTGTAAATTGCTGCCTCTGAGTCCCGGTGTACCGATTCCCTCTGGAACTTCAATCACTGACCACGCCTTTGTGTTTAAGTCTACTCCGTTGAACTGCCACTTTTGATTCTTCAAATCACGCCCCACCTCCCTTTATCCCAGACCATAGGACTGTCTGAGAAGCGCCCTACGAGTGCTGTCAGAGGCCGCTTCCGGCTTAGGATTATTTATTGTAATGTCATAGTTGTTTGTCACACTGCCAGTTTGAATTCCTGGCTCAGATGCGTTAGTTTTTGCTCCAACTCCTACTTTCTGTAAAGCTCTCGCCATGAGTTCATCGAGCTTTTCTACCGGAATAACCGCCTCAGTGCCAGCTTCGCCAACACCTATGACGCTTGGGCTTGAGAAAATTCCACCTGTCGAGTACCAGTTGACTGAAAGCTTCGGCACCTGTGGTGGACTTAAGCTGAATTTGCCTGTGAGCTCGAAGTGCGGCAATTTGATCTGAGGTATCTTTATTTCAGGTAACTTTATATTCCTGAAAAAGCCTACGATTGCATCAATCGCATTCTTCACTGTGTTTTTCGCCGCATTGATTGGAGTTTCGATTGCCGTCTTGATACCTTGCCATATACTCGAGGTTACAGATTTTACTGTATTCCACGCACCGCTGATTGTGTTCTTCACGAAGCCGGTCTCAACGGAGATAATCCCCTTAATCAGGTTTAGCACTCCGCTTATAACGCTTTGAATCCCATTCCACAGGTTCTGAGTCAGATTCTTTACGCCTTCCCAAACACCCTGCCAATCCCCTTTAATAAGGCTAGTCACGATTTGGATGATGTTTTTTATCACATTCAAAGCGGTTGTCACTACCGATGCGATCACATTGAAGACCGCTGAAATTACTGTGACGATATCTGCTCCATACTTTTGCCAAATGGCACCTGCGACTTGCACAAAAGCCTGTATCAAGGCCTTTATCGCCTCAAATACACCAGCCATAATTGTCTTGATCTGATTCCACACAGTGATGACGCTATTTCTAAAGGTCTCATTATTCTTAAAGAGCAAAACAAATATAGCAATAAAGCCTGCTACTGCAGCAATGGCAATACCGACCGGTCCAGTAATTGCAGCGATTGCTGCGCCTACAGCTCCGGATGCTCCACCTGCTGCTGCTATCGCACCGGAGACCGCCCCAAAAGCCGTGGTAATGGTTCCTATGACGGAAACCACCTTTCCTACGATCAGGAGAACAGGCCCCACAGCGGCGGCCACAAGGGCGATTTTGACGATCATTTCCTGTTGTTCCTTGGAAAGTCCCTGGAACTGATCCATCAGAGGCTTGATGATAGCAATCAGCTTCTCAAGGATTGGAATGAGTATTTGTCCAAACTGAATCCCTATCTGCTGCGCCTGCTCCTTCATAATCCTCAGCTTGTTTGTTGGAGAGTCCATGGTTCTTGCCAGGTCACCCTGGGCATTCTTGGTTGCCTCCATGATAGCACCATAGCGGGCCTGCACCTTCTGCGCTTCGGTAAGCTGCTCACCCTGCTTAGCAATTCCATTTGCATATGCATAAGTCTTTATGGTGTTGTCATTGACAAGGATACCCAGAGCCTTCAAAGGCTCCGCCTCTCCAGAGATACCCGACTTTAATTTATCGAAGGCTTCTTCTGGCTTAAGGTTATAAAACGATGCCATGTCATAGGACAACTGTGTCAGCCCTTCTGACATTTTTAATGATTCATCAGATGTAAGACCCATGGAGGTGAGCATGGCATTGTAGGTGGCCATATTGTTTCTGACATTGTAGGCGTTTAATCCCAGTGCCTTGGAGGTTTCCTCGGACCACTTCCTTGCATCACCCGCCACAGCTCCCATCGCCACTTCGAAGAGGTTTTCCGATTCCACAGCATCCATAGCCATCTTGGTTGCCGCAGTTCCTATCCCAAGCAAAGGGAGTGTCACCGCAGTAGACAGGGTCTTTCCGGCCGAGGATATCTTGTCCCCCACGGCCTTCATTTTCTCTCCGGCTTTGTCCATGCTTTCAGAAAGCTTATACCAGGCTGAACTTTTCGTTTTCAGTTCTTCCGTGGTCGCCTTGAGCTCCTGCTGCATTTTCCCAAGCTCTGCATTAGCGTAGTTCAGCTTGATCTTAAGGTTCTCAGTGGCTTTGGCATCCGCGCCTTTTTTCTCAACGCTCTCCTGGTAGCTTTTTGTAAGGGCTGCGACCTTGTCCTTTTGCAGCTCCATCTGCCTATTCAAGCTATCGGCCTTCAACTTGAGTCCATCTGTCGACTTTCCAAAATCCCCAAGCTTTGAACTGGCTGCTGCAAATTCACTCTGTACCACTTTCAGGCTTCTTTGGATTTTGCTTACACCTTCCTGGAATCCGCTGTCATCAAGCCCTACTCTGGCTACTACTGTGTTGCTACCGTTTGCCATTCATCTCACCTCCTTTAGAACAGAATATTGTCAATGGTATCAAAGGAACTCTGCTCATCGATTCCGTTGACTGTCTTATAAACCTTAAATAGCGCCTGCAGCTTTTTCGGGGTGCTATTCCAGAACTGCTCCTCGCTCATTTGAAGAAGGTTCGTTCCTAAATAAAAAAGCCACTCCCAGTCCCATGTATCAGAACCTAAGTGGCTTTCGCTTCCCCCGGTGCCTCTTCTACCTCCGGCATTGCTTTGCTTAGTGCTTCGTTGATGGCTGTTCCGAGCCTTTCTAGATCATTTAAACCCAGCTGCTCACCGACGGTTTTTAATGTCATTCCCTCATTTTCAACCTTCACAGCGGCATAGATGAGCGCCCTGACCGCTTTTAGCTTCATCTTCTGCAAGTCATCAAAAGCGGTATTAAGATCCCCGTAGACTTCCTCCAATTCGCAGAAGGTGTTCATGTCGAGCTTCAGTTCGTATTCTTTATCTCCTAGTTTGAATTTGATTCCCTTGTTCTTAAGTTCAGCTGCTTTCAAGTATTATCAACTCCTTCCTACACAGCAGGCGTTGGCTCTGCCGGTACTGCTGTAAACCAACCTGCAATAATGGTCTGGTCAATTCCTGTTTCGTCCTCATCGGCAATAAAGCGGAAGTTCCCGTCAAAGTCTCTTGAAAAGAAAGTTCCCTTGAGTTTTGCACTTTTAGGCTGTGGTTTTTCTGCCTCAGTGTCGTATTCATCTGTTGCCAGTTCGAATTTGCCCTTCAATAGCCACACATAGCGGTATTTGCCGTTATGCTTCTTGGATTTAAACCCTAGTGCCAGTGTCGGCGCTATATCCTCCTTGCTTTCAATAAGAACTCCTTTGACTACCTTCGCTCCCTGCAGGGTTGCCCTGCTTGCAAGGGACAGCTGATTGAGTTCAATTTCCACATCAACGCTATCGAAGGCTGCAATGATGTCTTCCACTGTATCGTCTGAATAAATGTTTTCCGAATTCACCTTTGGCGAAAGCTTGGCACTGACTGCCCTTTCCAGCTTACTTGGTGCCGCATAGGTTGCGCCTGTCTCATCATCGTCTGTAAGCAGCGCAATGTGTATGTCTCTTAATCCAATTTGTCTTGCCATTTAGTCGACCTCCTTTGATTCTAAATAATAAAATTTGAGCCCCTTATGATAGAGGCCTGTATCTTGTTCGTAAAAATCCGCTTCATTTAGTCTTTGAAACCCTGCCGCAATAAGCAGCGATTTAATATTGCTTGTTAAAGCGGTGTAATCTGTTTTTGTCCAGATATCAACTTGAACATAGTGCCCTGTGAAAGCTTCTACATCTTCCTCAAATTCCTCACCGGACTGAAGATATTCATGGAAGGTAATGTAAGTTGCCTCTGCCCCAGAATACTTCTGAAACCCTACTGGAACGCCAAGAGGCTTTAATGTATCGATGACCAGTTTATTGATCAAGCTCACCAAGCCCCCTTTCCAGTTCCTCTTTGATTACCTCATTGATTTTCTTTTTATTCTCCAAGACAGAATTCTCAGCCCAGTGCTGAGCAGGAATCTTTGATGTACCCCATTCTGTAAATTTCGAATAGAAGAACTCCGAATTATCTCCCTTGTTCGGCCCGATCTGCACATAATCCACGCCATTTTCTTTTTCAATGTCTGATACTTGAATGTTGTCAGCCATGTGCTTTTTGCTAAGCTGCGATCTTGGAGCCTTTTGCTCCATACTTGCCTTGACTAAGGCTCCAGCTTTATCGAGTGCCTTCTTTTTAATCTCTGTTCCCTGGCTTCCAAGCTTGTTAACTCTATCGATAAGCTCCTGCATTCCTTCAAGTTCGATCCTAGCCATCAGTCTCCACCTCCGTAGCTTGAATCTCTATATATCGATTCTTGTACTTGATGTTGTCGATGGCATTGATGTTGTAGCTTTTACCCTGGAACTGGATTTTCATGGTCTGATCAATCCCTTCCAAAAACCTGAAGGTAAACTTTACTGTATTTTCTGCTTGGACAGCTTTTGCCGCAAAGTATTCTTTGCCATGAAGATTTGTAACTGCAGCCCATACTGTTTTGTATTCCTGTGGAGTTTCACTCTCAAAGCCGTTTTCGTTTATCACTGGAGTAATTCTTTGAAAGGTGATCCTATGTCTCATCTCTCCGATGCTCATGCCTACCACCCCTCCCTGCGATAAGCGAAAAGTAAACGCGTCATTAGTTCTATCATCGACTTCATATCCATGGTCTCGCGCTGCTCGTATAGATTACCAATTGCATAGAGGACCGCTTGCTTCACTGTTTCTGGAACCTCAAGAAATTCTGAAACCGGAAAACGCAGGATGTCCTCGCAAAGCTCCTCTGCGGCATTAATACAATCAGAGATGAGCGTATCGTCCTCATCACCATCGACTTTCAAATATAACTTTGCTTCTTCAAGTGTAACAATCAACACACCCACCTCCCTTAATTATTCAGTAGCCATAAGCCCTGCCGCTTTGAGTTTGGCAAGCAGAACGTTAAAATCAACGACCAGTCCTGCAATTGTTGATGCAACGCTATCCGCCTGAAACGCGGCAGGTGTAAAATCAGAGGGCAGCCCGATAACCTGGCCACCCTCTGCAATCTCAAGCGTTCCACCAATGACAGTTTTCTCTCCACCCTGTTCTGTATAATTCTTGACGTTACTCATACTCTTTCACCTACGCTTTCTGCTGAAGCACCTTGATGGCTTCAGGAAGGATCAGCTTTCCATCAACTCTCTGGGTTGCTTTGAATCCGACCTGGCCCGTCGCAGCAAAAAGCTCATTCAGTCTCTGGAATGACCTGCCCTGTCTGTCAGCTACCCAGTAATATCCAAAGTCACCGAAAGCGATGGACTTTGCTCCAGCGGCAATCGTAGGAACATATACTGATGTCTTGACTGGTCTATTCAAGATAGTATCCAGCTGCCCTGCCTGAATTGAAGGCTGCCAAATGTACTGTCCATTACCATCCTTCAGCTTTCTAATTGCTTTGACGGTTGCATCGTTCATGACGAAAATTGCGTTCTTTCTGTAAGGCGATTTCAAGCTGTAGAACAAATCCATGACCTCATCAATAGTGATGGCTGTAGCTGAAGCTGCTGTGATGCCAAGCTGCGCACCGCCAGTGGCATTAAAGATACCTGTAGGCTTACCAGTGCCATCCCCGATGAAGAACGATTCTTCTTCCTTTGCTCCAATTCTTCTAGCAAACTCTTTAGCGATATAGCTCTCCAAATTAAAAACACTATCATTAAGGAGTTCTTCTGAAACCTTAATCATAGTGGCTAATTTGTAGGCACCGATTGAAACCTGCCCGAAAGCATCATCTGCTTCTGGGATTTGTCCTTCTTCATCTACCCATGAAGCCGTTCCCTTGGATGCGACGACCGGAATTTTTCTATCCCCTGAGGAAGTTGTGATGACCTTCGCCATTGTTCTAAAGATGTTCTCTTCATCCAAGGCCTCAATCAAGGTTCTCTCGAATTCGTCTGGTACCAAGTAGCCTCCTTCGGAGTCGGTACCAATCTGCAGGGCGTTCTGTACATCATAGCTATTCTTGTTTCTCATAGCTTTCCAGAAAGCTTGATTATAGGAATCGGATGCTCGACCCTTTTTCATTTCTCCCGTCGGATTCGCTCCAGGCTGATTAGTAATCGGTAAAGATGTGGGGCGTGAAAGTTCAGCATCGATCGATGCCTGACGCTCCAAACGCTCAATTTCCTTGCCGAGGTTCATAACATCTGTCTCCATTTTTTCATAGGTATCAGTATCTGTGGCTGAAAGCAGCCCGTCTGCACCCCTCTTGCTGTCTAGGAAGGCTTTTGCCCCTTCCCATGCTTTAGCGCGTTTTTCCCTAAGTTCAAGAATTGTGTTCATATAAGTTTTCCTCCTTAATTTTAGTGAGCCAGCAGGCTCAATCTTTTTTCGAGCTGTTCAATAGGTGTTTTGTTTTCAGTCTTAGGTGGGATAAGTTTTGAGAGCAAAGAGTTTGTCACCGCTGAACGTGAAAACATCATGGCTTCTAGCGGCTCCTTCTGTTTCTCCTCATCACCGTCAAACAGGATTTTATCTGCAAAGCCCAGTTCCACTGCCTTCTTGGCATTGAACCAGGACTCAGCATCCATCAGATGTGAAAGCTTGGACCTTGAAAGTCCTGTCTTGATTTCATAGGCGTTCATAATGCTTTCCTTAACTTCGGCGAGCATTTCGCTTGCTTTCTGCATCTCACTGGAATCGCCAATGGCAACGGTCATGGGATTGTGGATCATCATCATGGCCACTGGAGACATCAAAACCTCCGTACCAGCCATCGCTATGACCGAAGCCGCTGAAGCAGCGAGTCCATCAATTTTGACTTTCACATTGCCCTGGTAGTCCATCAGCATGTTGTAGATTTGTGCAGCACTAAAGACATCTCCGCCTGGGGAATTAATCCAAACAGTAATATCCCCGGTGCAGGAATTCAGTTCATCCTTAAATATTTTTGGAGTAACCTCATCGCCGTACCAGGTTTCGTCCGAGATCTCTCCGTTGAGAAACAGGGTCCTTCCGGCTTCATTGCTTACCCAATTCCAAAATTTACGTTTCATATCGTTGTATCACTTCCTTTCTGTTAAGTTTGAGTTGCCGGTAGATTGCTCACCTGTGTTTGCAAAAGCTCCGGCATCCTTGAGCTTTGTCATATTGCCGTTTATGAGATACAAGTCTCCCCCCTCATCTTCAGAAATAGAATTCATATCCTCCATCTCGCGGATGTCGTTGGCAGATAACCAGCCGTTTTGCCTTCCAATCGAGTAGCCATTCATACGGCTTTGGTAATCGCCTCGAAGCAGTCCGTCAACATTAAGCTTTATGAAGTATTCGCTTTTTTCCTTAGGCAGCAGTAGTGACCGCTGCAATGCCTGCTCCCACCGAATCACCCAGGGATCAAGGGTATACTTCACAAATTCAAGCGATTGCTGCTCAATATTGGAAAAGCTAGACTTTTCAAGATCTCCCACCATGTGTGGAGGGATTCTGTACAGCCTTGCAATCTCATTGATCTGGAATTTTCTTGTTTCCAGAAACTGAGCTTCTTCCGGTGGGATACCGATCTGCTGGTATTTCATTCCCTCTTCCAGAACAGCCACCTTGTGGGCGTTATTTGTTCCCCGGTACACTTCATTCCAAGAATCACGGACCTTTTTAGGGTCCTTAAGCACACCGGGATGTTCAAGAACACCACCAGGATTCGCTCCATTAGCAAAGAAACTAGCGCCATACTCCTCACAAGCGAGTGTCATCCCCACAGCATTCTTCGCCATCGCAATCGGCGAATAGCCCACCAGGCCGTCGAATCCAAGCCCTGGTATATGCAAGACATCCTGTTTTCTAAGGACCACCGTTCCGTAGTCCTTGAAGTTTGGATTCTCATCCGAGGTTCGAGCGTAGGTATAAAAAATCTCGCCACTTTTGTCCCTTCCAACATTCACCTTGTTTGGTAAGAGAGGATATAGCCCAAGCACCCTTCCAGCACCGTCACGTATGACCTGTACATATGCATTGCCCCAGATGAGCAAATGGCTCATGAGTGTTTCTCTGAACACAAATGATGTCATTTCACTGTTTGGTTCATCGTGGAGGATGTGATAAAGCGGATGGTCATAGACCCTTTCCTTTCCACCTTCTTTGTAGCGGTAAATATGAAGCGGCAGAGAGGCCAAAGCCTCTGACAAAATCCGCACACATGAATAAACCGCCGTAGTTTGCATGGCGGTAAACTCATTTACACTCTTTCCGCTTGTGGTAGGTCCGAATAAATATGTGTAATTCGAGCCAGTATAATAGTCGCTAGGCTTGTCTCTTGCCTTGAAAATCTTTGAAATAATGGGTATATTCATTGCCTGCACCTCCAAATAAGCTCTTGTTCAATGTTCTTATAAAAAAAGAAGCCCGCGATCGTTGTACACAGACTCCCCTCTATTATCACTACCGCATCGTAATGCGCGATCTAATGCCATGATTGTTGCGACAGCGCCGTCAATTTTTTCAGTACTCTTCTCCTTGTCCGGTTTGATGTTCCCGGCAGGATCGGTTCGAATAAAGATATTGTCCATCATCCACCGGAGAACTGGATGCCCGCCATGAGCCAGCTTTTCTTCCAGTGTCAGTTTCATGAGCTCCTTTGTCGGTGGAGACATGTCTTTAAATCCCTGTCCGAAAGGAACAACTATAAAACCCATGCCTTCAAGGTTCTGAACCATTTGCACAGCTCCCCAGCGGTCAAAGGCAATTTCTCTAATGTTGTATTTCTCTCCGAGTTTCTCAATGAACGCCTCAATAAAACCATAGTGAACAACATTACCATCAGTCGTTTTAAGATACCCTTGTTTTTCCCAAATGTCATAAGGCACATGGTCGCGTCGTACACGCAAGTCAATATTTTCTTCAGGCATCCAGAAGTAAGGAAGAATGATAAACTTGTCGTCCTCTTCTTCGGGTGGGAAAACCAAAACAAATGCCGTAATATCCGTCGTACTCGAAAGGTCGAGCCCGCCATAGCAAACGCGCCCAGCAAGCGAATCGGGATCGGTTGTGAATGAGCACTTATCCCATCTATCCATAGGCATCCATCGGATTGCCTGCTTGACCCATTGATTGAGTCGTAGCTGTCTGAAGCTGTTTTCCTCTGCAGGATTTTGTTTTGCACTCTCACAGGCTGCCCGCACCTTATCAATGCCCACCGTAATACCAAGCGAGGGGTTTGCCTTTTTCCACACCTTCGGGTCGGTCCAGTCATCCGCTTCATCCGCCCCATAAATCACTGGGTAAAATGTCGGATCGTTTTTCCTACCATCAAGAAGATCTTGTGCCTTTTGATGAATCTCATAACAAATGCTGTTTGTATCGTTACCGGCTGTAGTGATAAGAAAATACAGTGGCTGCATTCTTGCGTCACCACTTCCTTTGGTCATAACATCAAAAAGTTTCCGATTAGGCTGTGTATGGAGCTCATCGAATACTACCCCGTGGGTGTTGAATCCATGTTTGTTTGAAACATCTGCAGAAAGCACCTGATAAATGCTCCCGGTTGGTAAATATATTAATCGCTTTTGTGAATCAAGGATTTTCACTCGCTTTGATAGTGCCGGGCATAGTCTCACCATGTCAGCCGCCACATTAAAGACGATGGATGCCTGGTTACGATCCGCAGCGCAGCCGTAAACCTCAGCTCGTTCTTCACCGTCACCACAGGTAAGAAGAAGTGCCACAGCGGCTGCCAGCTCCGACTTGCCCATCTTTTTAGGGATCTCCACATAAGCTGTGTTAAACTGCCGATACCCATTTGATTTAATAGTTCCGAATACATCGCGGATAATTTGCTCCTGCCAGTCAATGAGCTCAAAGGGTTTTCCTGCCCATGTCCCTTTCGTATGCGATAGACACTCTATAAATCCGACCGCGTAGTCCGCTGTTGCTTTGTCATAATGGCTATCTTTATTCATAAACCTGGTTGGCTTGTATTTCTTCAGCTTTCGTATACGCGGTCACCTCCTTCAATTCATGAACGACAAAAGAAGCCCCGGAAGGCTTCTTGAAAGTTATTTCTTATATACTAAAATTCGCCGGTGAGAATAAAATGGCTGTATTTATCTTTATGTTCCTCAAGAAATGTCACAAGCTCGAAGTATCCTCGCTCATAAGCCATTCGCTGAACTATGGGTGTATCGAACATGTTGGTTTCACCGGTCTCCCTTATGGCTAAAATCTGTTTTATTATCCGGTCTTTTGGGCTTTCTGTACCGGGATAGTAGGCTGCATACCGAGCGTAATCGTAGCCCTCGCTTTCAACCAGTACGCCTTCATCAGTTCCTCTATCCTTGACCAAAATGCAGTGCCAAACCTTATCCGCATCCATGAACATCTTATCAACGCGATTGGCAATGAAGTCATGATCATCAAGCAGGTTTTCGGAAAATGATTTGAACTGTTCTGGTTCAAGCTCAACAACTTCCTCGATAGCAAATTGACTGCCGCTTTCTTTCTCATACCCCTTCAAATCGTCTATTGTACTGGCTTTTCTAACAAAATGCGCTTTCACTGTTTACCCTCCTCACATCAATCATTTACTATTTCACATGAATCCTCGCCATAAGCTACACCAAGGCTCGAACCACAGTTCCAGGAAACATGGATGGTTCCGATATCATCGACTCCCGTTACTGTGCCAGTCTCACCAGGACTTAATTTGGTGTAGGGATCGTTCATTCGAATCAACCTCACTCTAGTTCCCGGTGTGTACTTTGCTTTAAGCTGCAGAAGTCGTTCTGGAGAAATGATGCGCATTTTATTCAGCCTCCTTTTGTTTGGACTCTCCGCTTTTGAAAGCCGAGCTTCCGGTCAGCTTTGAAAGCAAGATTTTGCGCTCCCCTTTGTATTCCTGGCCGATAAAGCCAAGTCTAAGGAGAAAGCATCGGAAGGCATATTTCTCATTGTCAGTTTCCTTAACTTTTGCAGTCACCCGTTTTTGTTCCTTTGCCAATTCACTTAGCGAGCAGATGAAGTGTGAATATGATTTGATTTCCTCTGGGCTTACCGGAAATGAAAACCAAGGGAAGCTGACCTTTTCCTCGGTAATTTCAATAGGCAGAGTATCTACTCCAAGCGCTTTCTTAATGAGCTCCCCTTTGCTTTCGATCAATCTTCTCAGATTCTCTAAAGCTGTGTTGGTGAAAGTTTCCCTTGGCAGTTCGATTACAAGTCCCTCGATTTCGTTTGCAGAGGCTGTGGGTTCCTGAATTTCTTCTGAAGGAGCTTCTACTGTCATGCTCTCTGTAATTTCAGCTTCGAAGCCGCGCTCTGCCAGCCTTTCCATGAGCATTTCAACCTTGTTGATGTCGATGTGCTCATGGAAGGTAAGTGCACCGTCTTTGTCTACCACAAAGCCGTCGATGCCGTAGGCGAAGGTTGGAGCTCCTTTGTATGCCGGTTTGGTCTCTAGCAGTTCGCCAATCGTATTAACCAATGCCTTACGCTCAGTGCCTGTGCAGTTAAATTTGATTTCCATATGAATAACCACCTTTCTTTTTGGTAGTTACATATATCACTCTAAACCTGTATATTATCAAGTTAATTCTGTTGTTTTGCAGGCTGTGTTTCTATGTTTACTGCAAGCTCACCGTAGGCTTTGTTGCTTCCATCCCGTAGGAGAAAAACCTGCTCATCAGAACTAACCTGCTCGATAAATCGTTTTACGATAACATCACAAAACTTCTCATCAAGCTCGATGGTGTGACATATGCGGTCAGTTTGTTCACAGGCAATGAGAGTTGAACCCGAACCCCCAAAGGGATCGAGAACTATGCAACCTGTTATGCTCGAATTGGTGATCGGGTTAGCAATCAAGGCTATAGGCTTCATTGTAGGGTGCTCACCGTTTTTCTTAGGTTTGTCATATTCCCAGATGGTAGATTGCTTTCGGTCCGAGTACCACATGTGTTTGCCTTTTTTCTTCCATCCGAACAACACCGGTTCATGCTGCCACTGGTATGGTGATCGCCCCAGGACAAGACTCTGTTTTTTCCAGATGCAGGTCCCGGAGAGATAAAAGCCAGCATCCGAGAAGGCCTTTCTGAAATTCAGACCTTCAGTGTCTGCATGGAATACATAAATTGAAGCGTCCTGTGCCATAACCTCTTCCATGCTTTTGAATGCATCAAAGAGGAAGGTGTAGAACGCTTCATTGCCCATGTTGTCATTTTTGATTTTGCCAGCCGATCCTTCGTAATTGACATTGTATGGAGGATCTGTGACTACCAGATTTGCTTTCTTTCCATCCATCAGAACTTTATAGGTATCAGGCTTTGTGCTGTCACCGCAAACCAGACGATGTTTTCCCAAAAGCCAAATATCGCCAGCCTTTGTGAGTGCAGGCTTTTGCAGCTCTGCATCCACATCAAAATCATCTTCTTGAATATCCTCGTCGTTTGTTAGAAGCTTGTTGAGTTCAGCTGGTTCAAAGCC